AGCTTGTACTGTTGTTGTTATATCTCCATTTGTATTTGATGAGGTTACTCCCCCATTTGCTCTCCAACACCAAGCAACTATTGAGTCACCACTATCATTTAAGGATGCTTCACTACCTAAAGTAAATCCATCACTATCAAAAGTTCTAAGACCAACATTAGAAGAAGTAAGGTCTATTTCAGCATTATTTGTGTCTGCTTGTAAAACTTTATTAGCTCCTCTTGAAGAATCATATAACATATTATTGTAAGAGTGAGGACTTCTCATTTTACCCCACACTAAATCAGGTTTAAATCCTAAGCCTGTAACACTAAGAACTCCACCATTACCAGTATAAGTAACCACACCAAATTGTTTACCACCTATAAAGTCATCATCAGTCTGTGCAGGGTCTATGTCATCTGATATGGGTAAGTTAGCTGAACATAAAGCTAAAAATCCTGTTGGTGGTGTATATTTAAAATCACCAAAACCATTACCATCTGCATTACCACCTGCTGAAATCCTGCCACCAAATGTAGAATCTTGTCCAAAGTTAACTACTTGGTCTGAATTTACATATCCACCAAAACTTAAATGAATAGAATTTGGATTAGTTGTCCATGATTGAGCCCAATTACCATCATTAGCTGCAGGGTCTCCAGAGTTATACCATGTACCATTATTTCCATACCATATTTTTTTATTGTCTGCATCTAATGCAATCATTATTACATTTGTAGCACTTATAGTAGATACACTAGATTCATTTTCAGAATATGTTCCCCATACATCACTATCCATAGAAAGTTCAGCTAATTTACTAGATGAGTTACCTGCATACCATACTAAATTAGGCTCCATTCCTTCATTAGATAATAACTTTCTAGTTTGTGTTCCACCAGTAAGACCTAAACTAGGATGTGAAAAAGCCATAGTAATTGCATACATTTCTGCATACCATTTACCAGAAGAAATACCAAAAGTTGATTGAAAATAACCATTACCTGAAGCACTTGTTCCAGTTACTCTTACATTACCATCTTTTAAATCAGCATAAGCTGCATTTGATGGATGTAAAGTTGCAAAATTTCCACTACTTGCCATATCTATTTAACTCCCAAATGTTGGACTATCAAGAACTTGATGGTCTGCTGTTATTGCTGTTAATGAATGGTCATTATTATTTCCTGAACTATCATTTCCTAAATCACTTGCATTTTCAAATTTAAGATGAAAACCATTTGAACCATAATTACCAGTTACTGTTTTATAATCTTTTGGTATCCATACTCCATTTTTTGTTTCACCAAAATAACTAGAATCATATGAATATCCATCTAAAAATATAGCTTCTGCTATATATCCATCCATATATCCTGCAGTTGCTTTATATCTTCCTAAATGCATAGGATAACTTGCATTATTAAATTGACTATCTGCGTTCATTAAACTTCTTTGGTCTGCTTGAAATGAACCTGTATACTCTTCTCCATTAACATAAATTTTCATTCTATCTGCATTTGTTCCATTATCTAAATCATAAGAAGTAACAATATGATACCAGCCACCAGTATCTCGTAAAGACCTTTGAGTATTTAAAGCATATACATGTTGATAAGATAAAGCTGCATCTGCACCAGTTTGGTCTACGATTCCCATATTATAATTACTACCAGAACCACTTGTTCCATAAACTGTATTGATATATCCATAAGTTGAACTTAAATCTAATCTTGAAAACTTGACCCATACAGACCAAGTGAAATGTTTTAAATCTCCACTACTTGATGGTGTAAAAGATGTATAACTTCCATAGTCAAATCTACAACTTTGTTCTATTTGATATGAATAAAATCCACCACCACCTGCACTTGCTGCTGCTGCAGCTCCTGCTAATAAATTATTTTGAAAGACTCCCATTATGCGTATGCCTGTGAAATTACCATTTGTATATCTCCTCCAACTCCATCACTAGATGCTGATACAATAATATAATCTAATCTATCTACTGCACCATTATCTGTTGATAGGGTTGGGTCTGTACCACCTATAAATTTAAAATCTGCATTATATGCCATTGTACCACTTCCTCCACTTTGTGTCAAGAAAATACTTCCTGTTTGTCCTGTTCTACATCCTATAGGTTTAGCTAATGTATGTGCTGCTGTAACTGTTGTACTAAAATTTTGTGCATTACCAAAGTTTAATGATACTGAAGCTACACCATTAATAGCTGTTGCACAAACAACTGCTGCTGCACTTTTAGTTAATTGTAATTGTCCTTCTAATGAAGTATTACCTGATACTCTTACTGTTCCTAAGAAACCTGTATTACCTGTGACAGTAGTAGCACCTGTTACTTTTAATGTACCTACTAATTGTGAATTACCTGATACACAAACATCTCCATCAAATTCTGCTTTACCACCTACTGTTAGTGTTCCTCCTACTGAAGCATTACCTGCTACAGTTGCAGTTCCACCTATATTTAAATTACCAGATACAGATGCATTACCTGCAACATCTAATGTACTACCAAGAGATACAGCACCTGTTATAGTTGTTGTACCACCTATTGCAACATTACCTACAAAAATACTATTACCACTTACACATACATCATCATCAAAATCTACTTTGTCTCCAAATGTTTTATTAGTAAATGTTTGTGTTGCTGCTATACCTGCTAATGTATCTGCAGTTGCAGGCATTACTAAAGCTATATTACCAGAAAATGCTGAATGTGGTGGAGCTTTTAGTGCAGCATAATGTGCATTACTTGACTCACAATACATTCTAAGTTCTGATTGTGAACCTGTATTTTTTAAATCAATTATACCACCACCAACACTTACTGTGCCACCAATAGCTGTATTACCACTTACTGATACATTATCTTTAAAATGTGAAGAACCTGTAACACTTAATGTAGAACCAAGTTGTACTGCTCCTGCTATTGTTACATGTCCACCTACATTTATATCTCCTGATACAGAAACATCACCTTCAAATTCTGCTTTACCAGTTATATTAGAAGTTCCACCTATAGATACATTACTATTAACATCTAATGTACTTCCTAATGATACAGCACCACCTATTGTAGTAGTACCACCTATATGAACATTACCAGATACTGATACATCATCTTTAAAATGTGTATATCCTACTACTGTAGTAATTCCTCCTACATGTAAAGTTCCACCTATAGTAACATTATTAACAGATATATTACCTGTTATAACTGCAGGTACATTTGTTAAGTTTGCACCATCACCATAAAAAGCTGAAGCACATACTTTAGAACTTACATGAACATCTCCTTTAACTGTAACATTACCACCTAATGATACGTTACCTGCTACATCTAATGTACCACCAATACTTGTATTACCTGATACTCTAGCTGTAGTTAAAAATCCTGCAGCTCCTGATACTGTAGCTGTACTTAATAAATTAACTGCACCTCCTACAGAAAGTGTTCCTCCTACTGAAGCATTACTTGCTACTGTTAATGTACTTGCAAGATTAACTGCTCCTGCTACAGATACTGTACTTTTTAAATGTGTAGCTCCTGATACACTTAATGTACCACCTACTATAGCATTATCTACAGAAATATTACCTGTAATTGGTATACCTGTAATATTTGTACCATCACCATAAAAAGCACTAGCACATACTCTAGCATTTGCTGCTTGAACATTTGTACCACCTATAGTTACAGTACCTCCAATACTCGTATTACCACTAACTCTTATATCACCTAAAAATCCTGCTGTTCCTGATACTGTTGCAGTAGATAATAAATTAACTGCACCACCTATTGATACTGCACCACCTATAGAAGCAGCACCACTTACTGTTACAGCAGATTCAAATTTAGTATCATCACCAAATGTTTTATTAGTTAATGTATGTGTAGTAGATGTTCCTACTAATGTTGCAGCACTACTAGGTAATGTTATTGTTATATTACCACTAAAAGAAGCATGTGGTGGAGCTTGTAAAGCTGCATAATGTGCATTACTTGATTCACAATATAATTTTATATTAGACTGAGTTCCTGTATTTTTTAATACTATTTCTCCACCAGATACTATTACAGCACCTGTTATTGTTGTAGTTCCTCCTATAGAAACAGCACCTGCTACATTTAATGTTCCTCCTGCTACAACATTTGAAACTGATATATTACCTTCTATTGTTGCAGTTACTCCAGATAAATTAGAACCATCTCCAAAATAAGCAGAAGCACAAACTTTATCTGTTACAGCTAAATCACCAGATATAGATACATTATCAGTTACTCCAAATGTACCTATAACTTTAGCTGCAGTTTTAGATATTTGTAATCCTATTGTTGTTCCATCTCCTGTTTGCACATTTGTTAATGCATCTCCAACTCCTGTATTACCAGAACTACTAACTTGTATTAATTTTTTATATGTTGCATTAATTAAATTATTTGTTAAATCACTCATACTGTACCCCACTTTCTAGTGTTTGGTGTTGGAACATCATTCCATGTAATATTAGCTGACTCCCATGTAATATTTCTACCAAAAATATCTGGTCTTGCATTAGGTACTATTGTATCATCTCTTACATCAGCAGACCTATTTTGTGGATGATTTTTTAAATCATAATTACCTTCAAAACATTGAGGACATATTAACATGTCATAACTATTTAAACGCATTACTTTTTTATCATAAACAAAAGAACATGTATCACACATTGCTTTTGCTTTTTTAGCTGTCTTAGACATTAAACATATCCTAATTTAGGTTTAAAATAAATACTTGCTCTTTCTTTATCTTCTTCCATTGCTCTTTTAAATGTTTCTTCATAACTTATTTTTAACATAGCTATTCTTGCGTCAGTTACTCCTGGTCTTTTTTGTGCTAATTGATGTGCAAGTCCATATGTTAAACAAGGTAAAAATCTTTTTGGTATATCTGCATTTTGTTCTGCAGATTTATTAACATCTTCTAATTGTCTTATTGCTTCAATAGTTAATATCTCTGTACTATTATTAGGAATAGGATATAAAAATATTGTAGGTTTATCTACATTTCTTTTTATAGCATATTGTGTTGGTCTACCTGTTTGTGATTTATTAGGTAGTACATTATATTCTTCAAAAGATATTCTTGTTAATTGTGTTTCTGTAGCTGCTATACTAGCTTTAACTGTTATTACTAATGCATCATTTACTGAATCTTCTAAATCATAAGATGTAACACTTGTAGCTACTGTAACTGCTGTAGTAAATGTTGACCATAAAAGTACACCTCTATTTTGCCAATCATTTAATAATAAGTTTATAGACCTACGAGCTGATTGAGGAGTATGACCAAGTGTTTGTTCTCCACCTATCATCTCAGTAGCTTCTTGAATCACTTCATCTATATCTAAATTAAAATTATAAGTTCCTGACCTAGCCATATTTTTTATGCTTTTCCTTTAGTTGTAGTTTAGCTGCTTTTGCTAATCTTGCTTGTTCATTCTTTTTTTGTACTTTAGCTCGTTGTTCTAATACAGTTAGTATTTGTATTTTTCTAGCATAAGGTTTATTTATTCTTTTAACTTTAGCTATAGTTTTTTTTGCATCTGCTACAGTTGCATATTTAATTCTAACTGTATCTTTAGGATTCTCGTCTGTATAAAGTCTTCTACTTGAACCCTTTGGTTTTTTACCTGTACCTTTTCTAGGTTCTTTTCTTGCCATTTTTTTTCTTCTTAATCATTCTACCAATAGTATTAGCTTGTCTTTTATGCATCTTAGATGCACCAATTAATTCTTTTTTTATTTTTTTTAGTTTACGTACCATAAGTATTTCTCTTTTTTCTTTTTGTAAAATGTATAATGTTTGATTATCCATAACACCTCCTAATTAAAGTTAGTGCGTTTCTTCAGTCAATGCTTACTTCCAACTCAAGGAGTCAAACGAATTATATTTTTTTTCTTATTAATCTAAATAATGCATAAACACCTAAACCAAGTATAATATAAAGTAGTCCATCAAACCAAGATATATTATGTAATGTATTAATTAATTCAGGTGTTATATTCATTTCTTTTTCTTTTTAAATGTTTTTACAAATGTTGGTTTACCACCTACTCCTTGTGCTTTAGCTCTTTTTCTTTTAACAGCAGATGCTCTTTGTCCTGCTGTCATTCTTTTTGCTTTAGCTAATGGCACACACTTAGGATATTTTCTTTTAGTTTTAGTAGTAGATTTTCTACCACATGGTTGAAACTTACCTTTCTTTTTAGGTGCTCCTATATCAACCCACTTTTCTCCTACCCATTTACGTAAACCACCACCAGTTTTTCTTTTAGTAGTTTTCTTTTTCTTTTTGCCACCAGGTTTTATTTTGCCAGAGCAAACTGCAGAAGCATACATATTAGCATAAGCTGATGGATATACATCAAACTTTCTTTTTGCTGCTGCTTTACCTTTTGAACAAAGTTTAGCCATTAGCCTCTTCTTGCATTTCTACGTGCAGTCATTCCTGCTTTTAAAGGACCACCTTTAGACATGTATTTAGTTTTTTTCATGGCTCCACCTTTAGACATATATTTAGTCTTTTTCATACCAGTCATACCACCACCTTTTCTTTTTAAGGCTCCTCCTTTTGCAGCATACTTAGTAGCTTTACCACCACCTTTTCTTTTTAATACTCCACCTTTTTTCATATATTTAGTTTTTTTAATGGTTCCACCACCTTTTTTCATGTACTTAGTTTTTTTCATTTTTTCCTCTTGCATAAAGATTATTAAAAGTAATATCAGGGTCTGTATAACTATCATGTATTTCTGCTGAATGAATATACTGACTTGGTGCAAAGTCTGGAGCACCTTCACCAGTTACCCATAAAGCAGGATTAGTTACCCTAACTCTATTGTTAGGTAATGCCACGATATTACCTGTCCATTTATCTGCATCTATAAGTTGCAGTACGTGACTTTG